GTCTACTTTGATTTCGTTGCCACCCGCAGTTGGCTCTCCGAAAAATCTTTTGTTTATTGGTCTACCCATTTGTTTTCTCCTTTATAGAAGTCCGATGCAGGTTCTATCTGCTACGGGGTTCTGTCCCCATAAGTCCACCGCATTATGTGGCACACTATCATGACATAAGTATTTATCAAAACTGCCATCTTGTGGTTTTAACAGGGGTTATTGTTATGTTAATAAATTTACGGATAAAGTGCTAAACAGTTCTATATTTAAGGTATCTGGGGAAAGTAAAGTACTTTAACACTACTTGGAAGGCCTTGCTGTGAACTCACCTCCAACTTTCGGATAGCAGATCACATCTATAATTTTGCAAGGTTTAGATATGAAACCTACTCCCAACCACCTCTGCCTAAACCTAGCCACTTGGCCGCGTAAAAGACTTTAGTGTGCATTACCCCCCTGCCGAAGGGTTATTCTGCCACAAGTGCTAAGAGTTTATAACTCTCTTAGTTTGTGTTAAAGTTAATATTAATATAACATTCTTTTATTTAAAAAGCAACCAGAAAATGCAAAAAGGTTTACCAAAATAGACATTTTGATTAGTCATAAAAAAAGATAGGCCCCGAAGGGCCTATCTCATATTTCAGTATCGCAGTATCTTACGAGAATGTTACGTTTGCAACTGTAACTGTACCTAAGTAGTCTGCCGCATTACCTAGAGATGATGCTGTGTTTGATAACTCAACATAACCATATCTAGTCATGAAACTTACTACTGGCTCGAAAGATGATGGATCCAATACAACGCCTGAAGACATTAGCGGAATGTATGGGCAATAGAATGCCGCCGCATCTGACTCAGATGAACCTTTGTATCCAACTAGAACTGCTGTGTTGTCTGCCGCATATGAATCAACGTAAATCTTCATCGCTGAGTTCAATGTACCTACAAATTTAGTATTTGTTGGTGCTTCGAAAGAACCTTCAGTTGTTCTAGCAAACGCAGAAGTAGTAGCAGATTGTAGTACTGTTAATGCGTGTGGTGAAACCACTGCCCAGTTACCTGCGCCTCTTCTTGTTCTTTGAGCGATAGTATTAGCAACACGGTTGATCATCACAGCCAATGCCGCGTGTTCGTCACCTACGAATGTTGCTGTACCGCTAACTGCGTTTTGGTCGTATGCCTGTTGGTTTGTTGAACCAGCAAGTGCTCTTAAAGAAGCAAGTACTTCTTGATCGATCTCAGCAGTAATTTCTTGCGCCAATGCCGCCATAATTTCTGCTTCGATGTCAATACCTTGCTGTGCTTGAGCATCTTGTGCCGCTTCAAACGTCCAACGAGCACTCAACTTACGAGTTTTCGCTTCAACTGTTTGCTTTAAGATCTGGATAGATAATCTCTTACCTGCAGAACCTTCAAGTGCCGCTGTTGCTCCACCTTTTGGTGTGGCGTCAACTGCGTTACCTGAATATGCCGCCGCGATCTTAAATGGTGAAAGTGCTTCTTCACCTACTTCGTTACCATCAGATGAATCTGCGTAACGTACTCTTAATGTGTGGATTTGACCCACTGGACCTGTCATCGGCTGAACACCAACAATTTCGTTGGCGATTACAGTCGGCATAACACGTCTGATTACCGGAAGGATAACTCTGTTTAGAGTTGCAACATTACCTGCACTTGTAGCCCCTGCAGTAGCAGTCTCTGTTAACCACTTGCGTGTGTTTTCTAGAGTACTTGCCATTACAGCCTTTTTGTTACCATTTAGGCCTTCTAAAAGAGCGGTTTTGGTATCCTGCCAGCGATTTTCTAGTAGTTCTGACATTGTTTTCTCCTTATTTCAAACCTGCAAGTCTTCGTATGTCAACAATATTTGATGCCACCTCAGTACTTACACTACTAACGTTAGTTGTCGTTTCTTTATTGCCTGTAATTTCTTTTGCCTCATCCTCGGTTAATGTCGCCTTCTGCTTTGCTGGAGTTTTTCCGTCAATAACTGCCGGTAGGTACTTATCAAACGCACTTTGAAGTTTGTTTGTTTGTACTGATTCCAGTAAGTCGTTCATAATCTCACGCTGGTCCTTGCTCAAAGGACTAGTTAACTCGTGCATTACTTTAGTTCTTTCAGCCGCGTCTTTGATTTTTGCAATCTCGCCGTCTTTCTCTTCGGCTACTGCTTGAACTTCTTTAACCTTAGCATTCGCTTCTTCAATTGCTTTGTCTTTCAACTCTACAACTTTAAGAAGTTTAGATGTTTCAGATTTTTCATTCAAGTAACTATTGCTATACTCGTTAGCAAATGTTTCAAAAATCTTGCGACCAAAATCATTTTTACGTGCTGAATCGATATCTTCTTTCAACTGTGAAATTTCTGATTTCAATTTCTTACCAACTGATTCTGATACAATTTTAGCACTTCTCTCAACAAAAGTTTTTCTAACTTTTGCTAGGTGTTCCTTAGCCTCACGTACTAAACGTACTTTTGTTTCAGCCAAGTCTTTTTTATCTTCGTGGAACTCTGCAATTTCTTTAGCAAGAGCCTCTACAACAAATTCCTCAAGTTTGCCAAACTTATCTGACATAACTTTTTGGTCTTCATGTAGTTCACCAATTTCTTTCTTAAGTTGCTCGAATACAAAACCTTTTAGCGTCTGTGCGTTTTCACGCATAGCAACAGCATACTTGGCTCTTGCTTCTGCTAACTTCTGTCTGTCTTCTGCAAACTCGGAAATTTCTTCGCTTAACTTTTCAGATACCATAGAGTCAATAGCCTCTACCATCTGTGCTTTGTCATGCTCGTACTTTTGAGCAAACTCTTCGCGAAGTTCGGCAGTTACAGCAAGTTTGTTTTCACTTACTTGCTTGTCCCATGCGTCTTGGATTTCGGCTCTGATTTCTTCGGAAATAGCATTATTTTCAAAGAGTGATTTCAGTGCTTCCAACATTTGTTTCTCCTATTACTGTAAACCTTTAATAATGTTAATTAAAGATCCCTTTAGATAATCTTGAGCCTTTCTATCGCCTTGAACTTCACGTGCTAAATTTAGTGCCTTATACCCACCCCTGGTATTCATGAGATGCTCATATATTGGTGTTGGGTAGGCACCTGGAGCACTTGGTTGAGCGACAACATCAACAGTGATTATCTCAAAGTCGCTCACTTCGCCGCTTCCGTCTTCTCTTACGTTACCAGATCCCCTAGAAGATACTCCAAGTTTAACTCCGTTTTCCAACATTGTTTTAACTAGAGATCCCATAGGGGTTGGTAATATTTTTAGTTTTCCGTAACCATTTGGACCATCCATCCACATATTAGTAATCATATGCGACACACGGTCTAAATTAATGTTAAGACCTTCAGGGTGATCTACTTCACCTAGTACCGAGTAACCACCTTCTATTTGATCGTTGAGCGTTTGGACGGCTCTTCCAATCTCGGTAACAGGGTAAACACGTTGGTTTGCATTACGCACACCGCCTTGTATGCAAATACCTTTCATAAAAAGGTCTTTGCCCCCATCTTTGTTTTCCGTTGTCTCAACGACTATTTTAGCCTGGTCGAAACTTAGGTTTTCAGTTAATGTAAACACCATTCAAGTCCTTTACACTTATATTAGGAGCCGATAGTTGATTTTTTATCAGCACCTGATTCGCCTGCGCCTTTTTTCTCTGCGCCATGGCCTTTTGAAGCCTTCATTGACTTAGAAGCCTTACCACCTGGAACATTTACATTACCTGCATTGTCCTCTTTTGGTGAATCTGCTTTTCCGCCAGTTTCTTCGCCGCCGCCAGCAATATTAGAAGCATCTCCGCCCATGTCGTTTTTACCTGCTACTGGAGATTTAGTGTTATCGCCGTTGTCACCCATTTTAGGTGTTACTTTGTTAACATATTCTCTCATAACATCAACTTGGTCTTTGCTTTCAAATGCTGGTGCTTCTGCTTCAAGATCGGATTCAGGAGCAATAACTACTGCTTCGTCTTCCTTCTCTTCCTCGCCCTCTTCGCCTTCATCTTCTGCATCTGCGTCCATTTCAGCGTCGTCGTCACCGTCTTCGCCTTTTTCGTCCATCATTGCATCAAATTCTGCTTTAAGGTCGTCGAAAGTCTCTTCAAGATCTGCTACTCTGTCTTCAAGATCTTCTTTATCTTCATCGTCACCGTCTTCTTTGTCGCCCATTTCAATATCGCCGATCATAGCATCTGCGGCATCGCCACCCATGTCATCATCGCCTTCAATCGCTGGTTCTACAACTTCGTCAGTGATATCTTCGTCAACGCTTTCGTCGTCTTCTTTAGTTGCTTCGTCAGTTTTTTCTTCATCTGCTTTATCTTCAGATGCTTCTTCAACTGCTTCATCTTCTGATTCCTCAGTTTTCTCTTCAACTTTGTCTTCAGCGTCTTCTTTTGTTTTTTCTTCTACTTTATCTTCTTCTTTTGCGTCTTCTTTAGAAGCCTCATCAACTTCTACTTCTTCAACATCATCTTTAAGAAGATTTTCGTAAATGTCTCTGGATTTTTCAACAACTATTTCGTGAAATAGTTCTTCCGCACCAGTACGGTCATCCGCGATTAACTTTTCTAGCATCGCTTCAAATTTAGATTGATCTGCCATTTTTTCTCTCCTGTTGTTTAGATATGGTAAGGCCGTCAATAATATTTATGGTTAATAGGGAAAAAGTAGGTTAAATGGCGTCAAAACGACCGTTTTTTCATTCGGATTTATGAAATCTTGAAATATTCCATAAATTCCTGTACGGTCATATGGTTCAAATTGCCCATTTGTTGCAAACCGTCTGGACAATAGTCGGATTTAAACTCGGTTACTCTTGTGTACTTTTTAGTATAATTTCGTTGTATTACAATTCCTGTTTGTCTTGCCCAGTTTCCGTGATATGTTTCAGGATCTGTGCTTTTCTTATAATTTTCTGTGTCTGCGTACAAATTATTTATCAAACCCCCCGATCCACGGTAGTCAAACCCCAGGATAAAGATATGATTATGGTCAATGTGTGGATCATACTCTTTGTGATTAGATGCTAACCATAGTGCTGTGGGGCCGCTAGACCACCCTAATGGCTCTTTGAAGTAATTAAATTTGTGAAATCCTTTGTATAGTTTGTTAGGATTGGTCCAAACTTCGTGATTTATCTGATATTGTGATCTATTGATCTCTGTGATCATTTTACTATCTACTGCGATTAGATAGTCTGGATTCATTTCTCTATATACCGCATTACAGGCATATATTTTTCCGAATGTTTTAAGTTGATTTAAATCTATTGGTTTGCGTGAGGTACCATTACCTATCACGAATGCTATTGACATTACTAAACACCTGCTTCTGCGTTAGCGGCAATCCCATACATTTGACGTATGAAATCTAATTCCTTAACCTGCTCCTTTTTATGTACCTCAGATGCTTTACGCATCTTATTGATTTGGCGTAGTGTTAATCTTGTCTTGCGAGTGTCGTCACGTGAAACAATACTGTCATCAAATGATGGATCGTATGCATCATTCTCAACAGGCTGAAGTGTTTCTTTATCAAAATAAAATATTTCACGTAGTATCATAAAATTATTTATCCTATGCTGGAGGTGTTTCGCCTGCCGGAGGAGTACCACCGCCTGTTGCTGTATCTGGTGCTGGTGCTGAACCACCATCTGTTGGTGCTGGTTCTTCTGCGTTAGGATCAACATCTTCACCTGCACCTGCGCCGGCCATGTCTGCACCTATACCTGCCGCACTTACGCCTGCACCTCTAAGTTCTGCAGATGCATCAGTTGGCGGAGGAGTTAGATTTTCATCATTCTCTTCTCTCCACAACTGTTCATTTTGTGCAATCTCTTCTTCAGTTAAACCTAAGAAGCGTTGCATAGCAAATCTATTTGACATATAAGGTACTGCCGCCATTTGCGTGTATGTACCTACTCTTGCATTGTCTAATTCTGATTGTCTATAACTTGCAAAGTTTTGTGGTGGTTGCATTTTAATATCAAACATAGCAGTATCAATATTAATACCTTTTTCTAATAAGTAACGTTTAAATTCTTGATTAAATTCTTCTGTTACTAAACCTTGTAAACGTTGACAGTATGTATTGAATCTTAATTCTTGAATGTATGCAGTACCTACTCTACCATCTTGAAACTGTGTAGCACCATCATCTGGTCCTGTTGGTAAGTATGAACTTGGAATACGTAAACCTCTAACAAGTTTGTTAGTAAAGTATTTTAAGTCATCAATTTCACCTAGGTTAGTACCACCTGGTAGTGTATCTACTTTAGAACCTCTACCTTCTGCTGTTTGTGGAAAGAAATAATCTTCGTTAATAGAAAGTGGATTGTATGCACTATCAATAACGTTAGTTCCGCCACCTGTAGCACTTGGAATACGTCTTTGGTGTATGTCTGTTTTTACACGTTCTACAAATTGCATAGCCAAGTGTGATGGCATATTACCTACGTCAATGTAAAACACTCTACGTTCTGGTGCTCTTTGTACTCTGTAAATTATAATTGCATCTTCTAGTAATTCTTTTTGTTTGTATACTTTAAATATAGACTCTAACAAACTGTTTCCAAATGGAAAGTTATTGTCTAGTCCTTCACTTAAACTTAAATGTACAACGTGTTCTGCATTAATGGCAACTTCTTTCATGTCTTTAGTAAAACGTCCACCTGCCATTGCTTGGTTAGGTGCACCTACCATTCCTCTAACGCCACCTGTTAAGTATCCGTCACCTCCTCCAGTTACATTACCGCTAGTTTGGAAAGGAGTAGTTGCTACTGCATCTTTGAAGTTTAAGTTTACATTTCTAATAACATACTGTTCTGGTTTCTTGCCTTCTGATTCATTAACAATAATTTTTGTTACGTTTGCTGGATCAACATAGAACCATTTTTTGGTTTCTGGATCTCTAATAAAGAAAGCATCACCATATTTGAAAACGTTACGTAATACACGAAACATTTTAGTTTCAAAATTTTGTAGTTTAGTCCACTGTTGTAAGTACAATTTAAGTGTTTGTACTTCTGTGTTAGTTGCTTTTTGTTTAAAATCAATAATAAATGGTGTGCTATTTCTACTATTAATTTGTGTACAAAATTCAGCAAGAATATCTAATGCCGCATTTACTTCAGAATCCAAATCCATTGTATTATATTGACCGTATCGTTCTACACGATTTGGTGAGCCAACATATACATCTGGTAAGTATGATGAATAATTTGCACCTGCTGGACCCATACCCGTACCAACACCTGCACCACCCATAGGACTATAATTTCCTTCTTGGTTATTGGATGTTTTTACTGGGTTAAAGTATCTTTTCCAACTCATTACGTGCCTCCGGCAAAATTGGCCTCAATGTTTCTTTGGCCCCTTGTTTGTTTTTTAAGTTCTGCTAACACTTCTTGCATTATACTATTTAACGAAGTAGCACCATCTGAATTTTGTTTCTGATTGTCTACTGACACGTTAATCATCTTTTCTATACTTGCTTTTGTGTCTGCGTCTAGTTTTGAGTATGCACTTTGGTAATTGGCTAGTTCTTTGGTTAAATCTCGAAGATTATCTGAAACATCACCAATATCTGCTTTATCCATAGTTTGCATAAAGTTTGCCATACCTTGCATAGCATTACCGACTTTTTCTAATGCTACTGCATCAATGTCGGCAAAGTTTTTCAATTCTTTTTGTAAGTCACCTAAGTTACCATCATTTCCAAAAAGTCCTCCTAAGAACTTGCTGAAACTATCCAATAATCCATCACCTGTAAATGCACTTATACCTTTGTGCATACTTTCTAGTGCAGGACCTAACTGCATCATCTTAGTTGGATCAATTGATTCAAATGATTTTAATCCTGCGGATAATTTTTCAAAAGCACCATCGCCAATGAAACTTGCAACTAGTCCGCCTTTGGCTAGACCCATTAGGTTTTTAGTTAGTGGATCTAAAGCATTACCTACATTTTCTAGTTTGCCTGCATCAAGTTCTTCAAACTTTTTCATTCCGTCAGCCATTTTGCCAACGCCTTCTGTAATAGCATTAACTAGATCTGCTAGACCCATACCTGCTAAACCTATACCTGCAAATGCCGCCGCAATTAATAATAAACCTGGACTTGCTACTTTACCTGCTAGTCCTAAAGCAATTACTCCTGCCGCTACAATCCCAATACCTATTGCTATGCTTTTAAATGATATGCCTTTAGGTAAAAGAGCACTTAGAATTCCTCCGCTAGATCCTTCTTTTTCAACTTTGGCTTCAGCATCTGACTTACTTAATCCTTGTTCTTTTTGTAATCTAGCAACTTTGTCATCTTTGCTTTCGCCCATAAACATACGTTTCAAAGGACCAGTAACATATTTTTCTATTACTTCTTTGAACTTTAATGTTTTTATATCTTTGAATAAGCCTTCTAAAAATTCTGCTACAGGTTGAATAGCATCTTTAAGTTTTGCTGTGCCTTCTGGTGAACTAATCCATAATGTAAGTGCTTCAAATTGACCTATTAATTCTTTAAATACACCACTGTTAATAATAGTTCCGATAATAACGTTTCTAAATTTTGTAATAGCACTTTCAAAGTTTAGTATTCCACCTCTACCACTTTCTATTGCTTTGTTCTGAGCCTCTAATGCATCTGAAACTTTACCACCAGCAAACCCCATAGACATTAATGCAGTATTACCATCGAATGCTGTTGATCCTAAAGCACTTAAGGCACCAATTGCATTACCTTGTTCTTGGGAAAGTGCAACTGCTTTTTCTTGTGCCCTTCTTAAACCGTCTGTGAATTCATCTTGTGAAACTGTACCATTCTTTAATCCACGTGCCAACTCTGAAAGTTCAGGATTTGTTCTAACAAGTGATTTAGCAAAATCACTAACAGGTGTACCACCAGTTGCAATCATTTCTGTGATTGCTTCTTTCATTTCTGGACTTGCATTACCTACCATAGCAAGAACGCCTTGTACATTTTTCTTTGTACCTTCGTCCATCGAGGCAAAAATATTTTTTAATCTTTTATCTTGTGTTTGTGCTTTTAATTCTTCTGCGGCTTGTTTTCTACTCATACCAGTTATTTTAGATAACTGATCTAGTTGCATAATATAATCTTGTGTACCTTTTGCAAGTTGTCTATCATTCATTTGACCTATACGTCCTTGAATTCTTTGCATATCTAAATAGTCTGCTGTGAATTCAGTTACATCTTCCATTGTCATACCTAATGCAGAAAATACATTCTGATTCTTTTGTATGTCTTTTGTAATTCTTGTGAAACGGTCTGCTCCGTTAGTTGCTCCGCCAAATGCAATAGCAAGTTTGTCTCCGTTCTGTGCTAGAGCACCTGCAAATGTTTCTAAACTTAAACCTGCATCTATGGCCTTTCTTTGAATTTCAAATAAATCTCCACCGAAGTCCATACCAACGTTTGATAGTTCTCTAAATGTGTCTACTTGGGAATCTATCATATTAACAAGAGTCTGTCCTAACCCACCTATAATTCCTCCAACTATAGGAATTTTACTTACAAGTCCTGTAATATGTTTACTGAAGTCTGATATTCTGTTCCCACCAGCAACTAATTCAATTGCTAAATCACCTGCCGCTTTACCGGTATTCATAATACCGCTTAATGCACCAAATGTAAACCTGTCTATACTTTTGGCCATGTTTTTGATGGCATTACTGGCTCTTTGTACAGCACTTGTATTCTGTTCTTGTGCTTTTGTGCCATCTTTGGTTGCGTCTGTGTCTTTGGTTTTGGTTTTAAAGCCATCTGCTACGGCTTTATTATACATTTTTTGGGCACCAGCACCGCCGCCAGAGCCTCCGCCACCTTTTTCTATAGCCGATAATAACCTTAAAAGTGTAGCCTCAGAAGCGGCGTTTGATGTAACGCCATCCATTCCTCCACCACGATAATTGACTTCAACCATTTATTATATACCCAGTTAACTCTATTCCATAAATATGTTATATGAACACTTATTATTTATCCGGAGGAAAACCATGCCAGAAATAAAGGCTCCAGGTGCCAATCCGTTACAAAAGTATTATAGACAACCCAAGGTTTACGTTGGATTACCTAGCAAAGGCCAATGGTATCCTGAAGGAACTATTGATATGCCCGAGAACGGTGAATTGCCTGTATACGCAATGACGGCCAAAGATGAGTTAGCATTTAGAACACCAGATGCTTTATTAAATGGACAATCAGTTGTTGATGTAGTTCAGAGTTGTGTGCCAAGTATTAAGAATGCTTGGGCAGTTCCGACTATTGATATGGATGCTCTATTAGTTGCAATTAGAATGGCAACATTTGGAGAAAAATTAGAAGTGAAAGGTCAAGTACCTAACACTACTATAGAACGTGCATTTGATTTAGATCTTAGGTTAGTATTAGACAAATTCTTAGGTGGACAATATGATCCAACTGTATTTGTTAATGATATGACAATTACTTTGCGTCCGCAAACATATAAAGAGTTTACACAAACTGCAATTAAAACTTTTGAAGAGCAAAGAATTGCCGCAGTCATTAATGATGAGAATATGACTGATGAAGAAAAACTTGGAAAGTTTAATGAAAGTTTTATAAAACTTACAGGACTTACTATTGACCTAGTTGTAAACAGTATTGTTTCAATTCAAACCAGTGACGGTGAAATTGTTACTGACAGAGGACATATTGCTGACTTCATGAAAAATGCAGATAAAGATTTCTTTACTGCAATTACAAAAAAGATTGAAGAACAGAAAAAACAATTTGAACTAGAACCAATCAAAGTACAGGCTAATGAAGAAGAACTTGAAGCAGGTGCTCCTAAAGAGTATACAATACCTGTAACATTCGACCAAGCAAGTTTTTTCGCCTAAGGATCTCCACATTGTCTCTTGAAGAGATCCTAAAAGTCGTCAAGGATATGGAAAACGAGACTAAGAATTTTAAATTAGATCTCATGCGACTATGTTGGTACATGAGAGGTTCCATAACTCTTGATGAAATCTATGCTAGTAATGTTGAAGACCGAGAGGTCATGAGTAAATTAATCAAAGAAAATTTAGATACTGCTAAGAAAACTGGACAGCCGTTCTTTTAGGCTGTTGCTGGTTGTTTGATTTCTTTACCAAGTTGGTCTTTGACTGCTTTTTGTACACCCGCTTTTGCAATAACATCTGCTAACGTAGGAATATCAATCTGCATATTCTTACCTAAGTCACTGCCACCTGCTGGTGCTTTAGGAGTAAGTTCAGCGGCAACGTCTTTAGTTGCAATTCTACCTGTTGACTTACTAATCCATTGTGCGCCTGCCCATTCGTAATCCTGACCATCACTTGCTTTTTTAACTGTGCCTTTTTCTAACGCACCACCTTGTGCTGGAGCATCACCTTGTGCTGGTTGATCACCTTGTGCTGGTTGATCACCTTGTGCTGGTTGATCGCCACCTTCTGGTGCTCCTGCATCTGCATCTGTGTCTGCTGGTGCATCTGCTTTAGGAGCCGCTGTTGGTTTAAGTTCTACTTTGTTTTCTGATCCTATTGCTTTGATCTGATCATTACTTAAACCTGCGCCTTGTAAAATGTTTGTAATAGAACCTGCGTCTGTAGGCTCACCCATTTTAGTCCACTGTGTCATTAATTTTTTAAATGTAACTTTGTTACCTAATTCTTTAGCACCTGATTTTACTGCTCCGCCAACTGCTTTAGCACCTTTGGCAATAGCACCACCTACTTTTTTAAGTGCATCTAATGGTCCTTCTGCTAGATAACGTTCATATTCTGCTTCATAATCTACAGAATCTGTTGTGCTTTTAACTGCAACACCTTCTGTATCATCACCCTTATCACCACCTTTACCTTCTAGTTCTGCTTTTTGTTCAGGTGAAACAGGTTTAACTTTATGCATTTTTTTGGCATTGTCGTCAACCATTGCCGCCGCACCCTGAGCCGCCGCCGCCGCACCTTCACCTGTATCTATAACAGCATTTAGTAAAGGTTCTACTTCGTCATACTTGGCAATCAATTGATCGATTTGACCTACTGATATCGAATCTTTTGGTATATCTGAAAGTGTTTGTGCTAATGTTGTTAATTCTTTATTAGCCTCTTGAGCACCTGCTAGGAACTCGTGCATTTTTGCTACTTCTTGATAGTATTCTGGACTAAATGTTTTTAATCCACTTAAAGCAGTTTTAAAGTTATTGTATTGCTCAACTTGATCTGCTGTTAATACAGTTTCATAGTTGTAATAGAATGCGTTTACATTACCTTGTAAAGTTAATTTTTTTGCACCTTCTAATGCACCATCTGCCACACCTGCATCAGCATACGCACCTGTAACTGCTTTGTCATAGTTATCAGCCATGAAACTTTTTTCCATTGCCGCCACTTCTGCTTCATTTGCCGCCGCAATATTATCAATGATGTTATCTGAAATGTATCTAAATGCCATACCAGCAAGAGCACCATAGGCCGCTGTTTTAACTGACTTACCAACTGCTGTTGAAAGTTTTTCACCTTGTAATAAATC